AGTTAAACATTTATTTGAAGGTATGAACTAAAATACCTAACTTTGGATTATGGAAAAAGAAATTAAATACCCCGAAATTATTACTATCCCAACTTTGGATGAAGATGAAGAATATGATTACTGGTTGGAAAGAGACGAGGAGCAATTCTTGGAAGATATGAATAATTTTTTTGAGAATAATTACTAATTTAATTGAATATAATTGTATTTATTCTTATATTTATGATATAATAAAAAAAAATATATGGAAAACTCACAAATTAAACCAAGAGAAAAAGACGAAAGAATTGTCTGGCAGAACCAATCGCATTTAGCGTTGGAAATCCTAAAAAGTAAAGGTAGAAAAGTATCGGTAAGTGAATTATGTAGATTGACCGATGCTTTAACTTTATGGTGTGTTCAAGGAAGGAACCCCGAATTATTGAAGACACTTACCATAATTGATAATATTTTAGACGGAAAGGAAAAGGAATAAGTTATGGCACGAAATATCAAAAAAGAGGTAAAAATGATTCTGGAGAACAATCCAGATTTGAGAGAAGAACCAAATAAGTTGATTGCTTATATGTGGGGTATGGAAGTAAGAGAAAGAAATATTCTTACCATCACAGATTTATTAAATAGTTTGGTGAATAAAGGTTTAACCAATCCAGAGACAATAAGACGTTCAAGAAGAAAGGTTGTTGAAGAATATCCCGAATTGGGTCCAAGTTCGGAGCAACAATCAATAAATAATATCTACGAACAAATATTACGTAGAAACAGAGGAGAGTTTTGATACATAACAGATATAATCGGTTCAATTATATCTGTGATGCTTTTCCAGAAAAAACCCGAGTTTAATCTTGGGTTTTTTTATTTCTTAATCTATCGTATATTCTAATCAAGTTTAATACCAAACCAGTCAGTATCAAAAGTAATGTAAGTTCACCTTGAAACTTCATAAGGTATGAAAATATACCCGCAAACGTAATTGAGTTAGCCACCGTATCTTGTGTTTCCATCTTATGAGTTTGTTGTGTGTCCATACCAGGTCGGGAAGGCAGAACCGCAGCAGAGGCTTCCCATCGCATTAAAGTTCCCACTACCTACTTTCCACTTATTTTTTTGACTCCACCCATAAGCAGATGAAGGTAAAGTCATACTTGACTTAAAGGGTTGATTTACCTCTGGCGGTAACTGTCCATCATTTAAGTTTCCGTTATTATATTCTGGATATAAATTGGACTTAAATATTAAATGTCTTCTCAATAAATTATCGTTGAACTCCGCTTGATTTTTCGCATTAGTTTTAAGATATTGAAACATCTTAAAGTCAATCGGGTTACCTTGTTCAGAGCGGTTATTCACCAAACCAACAGAAACCCATTTAACAGCGAAATTATCTAATCCAAGATAATATGAATAACTAATAAGAGCGGGTTGGATATACACATCTAATAAATCCTTATACACCGCATATTGAGGAAGGTATATGTCTCCAGTATCTACCAATCTCAACATTTCATTATACAAATTGGTTCCACAACTTTCTTGAATAAAAATATTCTGTGATTGTAATATACAAAAACGCAATTCGTCACTTTGGACGTTTTCATTTATTGCGGTATAGGTTTTAAGTATTTCCTCGCTAATCAATAATACATTTTTCATATTATACTATTTGGTTTTGTTCTATTACCAGCGATATTTCTTGATTTGGATATATCAAACTGATAAGTGGCTCAAGTTCTCTATTCATAAAGTTTTGAACTGGTTTTATGCTTGTATTCATAAATAGTTTGTAAGCGGTATCTAACTGCTCCGCAGAACTTGAAAATCCTTGTGGGTTAGGTAATCCTATTAAACTACCATCAATAATTTTATGTCCGCTCATTATCTGTTTTTGAACCAAGTCAAATATTGAAGAAAAATAACCTTGTTCCACATTTGATGTGATTTGGGTAATTTCTGGTTTTTCCGCTTCATCACCATAAGATACAATAACTCTACCAGCATTTGATGAACCCATATATCTTTCCTCAATTCCACGCAAGATTTGTTCTTGCTCGTTTTGTGAATCTGGTGGAGCAACCTTGAAATGAACCCACAATGAAGGTGAAAGTCCGTTTTGGATTGCCGCCAAATTATGAACCGTAATTTCGTGATTTAATTTAACATCATTTATTACGCTCAACCAATCTGGAGCTCCATAATAATCATAACCACTTTGATATTGTTTGATATGAACTATTTGTCTATCTTTGTAATTTTTCGGGTCAAAGTCAACGAATTCAATCATACCACTCTTTCTCCAATTAGCCCAATCCCTACAATAAAGATATTTGGTTACATCTCCACCCAATTCAATCGGCTTATGTAGTCTCATATACCTACTTGGGATGACGTATAAACCACTAATTCCTTCCGACCTATCTTCCCTCCACACTACCTCCAAAAAAACGTTTCCAGTCGTTAAATACTCATAGTAGATTTGTCTTGCTACATCATTTAACTTTTGTTTATGGTTGATTTGGTAATCGTTGATATATCCAGCACCAACGCAGTTATCCACTTTAGAACGGATACAAGCGTTTTGGATAGGGGAAGCATCGTTTAACAAATATAGTTCATTTACGAACATATTATCCTCACCCCACTTTATGAATATCTCATTACGGGTTATTACCTCTTTGAACGAAGTCAAAGATGTCATATTGAAATCTAATTTTTGTATGTTTATCATTATCCTCTATAAATACTAAATACCTCTGTGTTGGCACTATAGGAAACCAAAGTATTTTCTGTATTTCCAGTTCCAATTACTCTGGCGATGGTTTCATAAACAACATCATAAGAGTTTTGAGGGTTTAAGTTTGTTGATGACGATTGCTCGTATATTTTAACAAAGTAATCACCAGGCAATAAATGTAAATTGGTTGTGTTATCCGCAGTTGAAGCGGTATAAGTTTGTGGAAGGGTATTATCTATTCTAATACTAAATAAATCCCAAGAAGGTAAATAAGTAGTATTTGGTGGGTATTTGTATGGTATAAACTTCCAACTTTGATTTGTTAGTTTATGTCTCATACTCCAAAGATAGGTTGGCGTTGATAATTGTTTATTCAACGAACACGTGGCTGTCGCTACATTTAATTCACTTTGATTTAATATTATCATCTTCTTTTTGTGTAATTATTTATTAGAAACAACAATCGGGGTCACACACCCCCACCACTTGATGTTGGGGTATTGGTTGGGGTAGGTGTCGTTGTAGAAGTAGAGGTTACAGTTGGGGTTGGTGTAATAGTTGAAGTTGGGGTGTTAGTAGGTGTTGGAGTGATGGTTGAAGTAGGTGTAGGGGTAGGCGTAAGTGTGTTATTACAATCAACACAATTTGTGTATGTTGTATCCACATCAAAGTCGTGTGGAGCAAATCCACTGTTCAATATTTCATAACAAGTATTAGGGTCTCCAACAACTTTTAATGATTGTCCAATAGTTAAACTTGACGTGCTTCTAACCACAAATGGTGAACCAAATGGGTCATTACAATCTTGAATATCATAATAGTAATAAGTTACTGGACTTACTGTTGGGGTGTTAGTAGGTGTTATTGTTGGAGTTGGAGTTGGAGTTGGAGCACAAGCGGGGTCATTTGGTATAATTACCCAAGTTGTTCCACTACCACAAGGAACATTAGAACTTGATGTTGTAAATCCATCATTAACACAACTATAAGTAGAACCACCATTTGTAGATAATCTAATTTGTTTTCCACTATAAGTGTCTATTCTAAATGTTCCAAAACCTCCTTTTGGTATATTCCAACTTGTAGATGTTGTGCCAGTTGTAGTAGTTCCATTATTATTTTTAGTCCAATAAAAATCACTAGTTCCATAAGTAGTATCCACAATAAAATCTTTAGTATAATAACAAGGTGAAGGGGTTATGGTTGGAGTTATAGTAGGGGTCGTTGTATTGGTTGGGGTGTTTGTAGGGGTTATAGTAGGGGTCGTTGTATTGGTTGGAGTATTCGTAGGGGTAGTTGTTGGTGTTTGTGTAGGCGTAGATGAAGATGTTGTAGTCGGCGTGTTTGTAGGGGTTGAAGTGATAGTAGGTGTTGGCGTTGGGGTTACGGGTGATGGACTTGGAGTTGGTGATGGTGGTGTCAAATCAACAAAATCTGTGATTATACCCAATATAGGTCTTTCTTCCCCAAGATAATAAGAAAACTTTGTAGGTCTAAAAACTCGTCCCATTCTTTAATTCTTTGTCTAATTTTTCAATCAATCCGTTTATATCAACATCACAATTTGTTGGGTATGTGAAATCCCTTTTTCTACTTTTGGTTTTTCCTTCATAAAAATCACAGTATAGGGTGGCTACACAGTTATCTAAATCTAAAGATACTTTTACCACCCTATAACTTGTAAAAATTATTCCGTCTATATTATACATCTATTATGAATAGTTGTGTCTTCTATTACCATATATGGTTGTTCCAAAAACCTCAAATACAAATAGGTCTGTTGTTGTATTTCCTGGGTCTTTAATACCACCTTCAAATACCAAAGTATATCCAGTTGATGTCCAAGTAATGGTATAGTTTCCGTCAGTTTGGGTTTTAATAATAAATGATTGTCCATCTCTTACATTTGTAATGTCTATGGTTGTATTACCCGTTAAATAATATTGTGCTTTACCACCATTATTTAGATTACAAGTGAAAGTATTGCCAGAAGATATTGATTGAACTCTTGTAGAGTAAGTTCTTAAAGCGTGATAATTGTTAGTGTAAGTTAAATCATTTACTAATCCGCTATTTATTCCCGATAAACCAATAAGGGTTACACCGCTGGTTGCTCCAGAAATAACGTTTCCACTACCACCATATATTGCGTTAGTATTACCAGATGATATGATAATATTATTATTACCACCAACTATAGTCATACCAGTATAGTTAGCACCAACAAATCCTATTTTAGAATTGTCTGATAATAAAAAATGATATGAACCAGATGAACTGTAAGTGGTTGAACCAATTGTAAAATTACCAATTCTATTATTGTATCCAAAAATACCACTATATTCACCATAGTTTTGTTCGTTTGCGTGTCCTATTGACATTGAGTAATTTCCGTTTGCTCTTGTTGTATTACTACCTAAAACAATACCATTACTATTTACAGATGTTTCGTGTCCTATACAAATGTTATTATTGCCATAAACATAAGCACCACTACCTATAATTGTATTACTATTACCTGGGGGATATGGATGTCTTCCAATTGCGACACTATTTGTTCCAATTGCGTTTCCAAACATATTACCTATACTAACACTATCATTTCCGCTGGCATAAGAACCATAACCAATCGCAATACTACGAGCACCCGTTGCTCCACTTGAGTTTAATGTTTTGTAACTATCCGCTCCACTACTTGGTATAAGTTGAGCACTATAACCACTATATTTGAATGTTTCTGTATTTCCGCTGTTATTCATTACGAACCATCTTAAGTCCGCAGCGGAACCAGTATAAGAAGGTAAAGCACTTATTTTAATGTTTGCCATATTTCTTTATTTTAATAATTGTATTCAATATTTAGATTTTCCTCCGTTGTTAAAGCATCTCCAGATTCTATCAATAACCAATCATAAATTGGTGAAGGAGTAGGAGTGTAAGTAGGAGTGATTGAGGGGGTTGGAGTTACGGTATTGGTCGGGGTAACCGTAGGAGTCGGGGTTGATGTTTTTGTGGGTGTGGGGGTTGGTGAAACTGGCACCGTAGTTTCGGGAACCTTCATAATCACAGAACCCCATATATTGCCCTTACCCGCCTTCTCACTCAAAGGCTTCATAAGTTCATTTACGTCTGGTTTGTAAGGTTGTGGTTTTTGTGGATAAAACTTTTTTCCACCCCATCTAATAAATCCCATATTTTATTTCTTTTCTAATACCGACCAAATACCGCCGACTAAGGTTATAAGAGCACCGCTCATTTGTGTAAAAGTTTCACTATCAATATATCCTTTCATTACCATAATACCTCCAACGAAAGTAATTACGTGACGAATAATACCTAAGATTTGTTCTTTTTTCATAAGGCTATTTTTTTTAATATGTGAAAAATGGAGGGCTTTTTAGACCCTCCACTAATCACGGGGAGCATTATTATTCTTGAACAGTCATTCCAGACATAATAGCACCTAACGTAGTAGATACTGCGATTTCTGGTGATGGGTTTGGTTCCCCACCGATTACTGTCAAGGTGATACCGTTAGCATCATTATATGCTAATCCAGTCATCATTTGACCAGCGGAAGCATAAAGTCCGTTTTCAATACCTAACAACCAATACCTATCGTTGTTATCCAAAACAATCATATAAAAAGCATTCTGCTTGATAATATCAAACCATAAGTTTCTTAAATCTTGATTTAGTTTTGGCAACGCTATGTTTACAGTAGGTTGAAATACTACAGCCTGGTTGGTTGTATTGACTTGTAAATCCTCCATAAATGAAGAACTTTGTCTAACCAACTCAAACTTATACCAAGTTCCAGAACCACTCATTCCAGTAACTTCTCCGTCTCCGTTATAAGTTACACCAGAAATTGTAGCCCCACTTGTTCCAAGAACCCAAAAGTTCTTGATTCCACCCGTTGATGCGTTACGACAATCAAGGGTATATCCGTCACTAATAAAACAACTTGCCATTTCTTTACTATTTTATTTGTTAGGTTTATTTACAAACACAGAATGACGCTACGTCAAAGATACCTAAACCGTAGGTAACGTGTGCCTGGATTTTCACGATGTCCTCAAATGGGTCGTAAACAGATTTAACAGTCATAATCTCACTGTTCATTCCAACCATATAGTAAGAAGCGGGACCTGCGTAATACGCTGATACACCATCCAAACCTACTGTTGGGA